TTAGCTACTTTGTAGATAGTACGAATAACTTCACGGTTGATTTCAGCGAGAATTTCCTGAGAAAGAATGTTGCTCAGTTCGCTTTCTGCGTCAAGACCATGAATTGCTTTCAGGTCCTGGGCAAGTTCAACAGTGTATTCTGCTTTCAGAGCACGTGACTTGGCAGTTACAGTAGTCTTCTCAATTGAGAATGCCATTTCCTGCATAGTAGTTGTATCGCCGAAGCCTTCAGCAGTTGAAGTAGATACACCAGCACCAGTAGTGTAAGCACCATCAACAGGGTTAGAACCAGCGTGGTTAGAACCGCCGTTACCAGAGAAGTCAGAGTCAGCTTCGTTAAACAGGGCTTCTGTGCCTGTCTGGGAAGAGTAATGCGACTTCATGGCAAAGATAAGACCAGTAGGACCGGTCATTGGCTGTACACCAGCTACGTCATAAGCCATCAGATTGGGAAGAGCTCGTCTTACCAGGCTGATTAGAATAGGATCATAGTTGTCTACAGAAGCGCCAGTGGCATTTGCGTGTGTTGCTTCGAAAAGGGCTGATTTTTCTTCGCGCAGCGCCTTCTCTTGATTTTCGAGAACTACAGCAGTTACCGCTCTTTTGTATGGATCTGCAATTTCAGGCAGGCTCTCATGCTTAAGAACAGGTTCCCACTTCTTCTCAACTTGTTCAGATAAAAACATTGAAGTTTCTCCTTATTGTTGTTATAAACTAACTTTATTATTTATAATAAATTAAACTTTTAAAACTTTGAAGACTTGCTAATAGCCTGAGCATATCTGCCCATTATATTATTTTCCGTAAGATTAAGTTCGTCTACTGTGTCTTCTAATGTTTCATTTGATTCAACGATATCTTTACGAAAATAATTTTCTTTAACTACCTTTAGCTTAGCTCTGTAAGAGTCTGCACTAGTATAAGATATATCTTCTACCATAGTAGCAAATTTTTCAGCCTCAGTGTCTGCTAAGTCCTCTGAAATGTCAGCAAAAATGTTTTGCTTCTTCAGAGCTACAGCTTCTTCATTAAGCTCTATATTCTTGTTGACCTGTTCATCTAGTTTAACCTGTAGGGTATCTAGTTTGGTCTGCATTTCAGAAAGTATATCATACTTTTCTTCAGGCACTTCAATGTAATGTTCAGTGAATACCTGTTGCATACCTTTAATGAAAGACTCTGTAACTTCAGAACGAATACCGTTTTCAACAGCAAGTTCGTTTTCTTTCATCCAGTTCTCAATACAATAATTGAGGTACTTGTCAACATTTTCAACCATTTCTTCTAGTTTAGCGTCAAATTCAGCGTTAGCCTGTTCTTCAAGCTCGGCTTCAATAGATTCGACTTCGTTTGCTACACGGGAAGTGACAACTGCTTCAAAAATTTCAGCTGCCTTAACTTTAAATTCTTCTGTGAGGTTTTCGTCACCTTCAAAAAGAGCATTGAGATCTTCTTCAAAGAGAGCGTCACCTTCGTCTACAGCGACTTCCTCTTCTTCGATTTCTTCAACTTCTTCTTCAGCAACCATTTCGACTTCTTCCTCAACGGCTTCATCTTCTACAATTACTTCATCTTCTTCAAGCTCAGCTTCTTCACGATGTACGTTGCCCGCAGAGGACTTCTTCATTACATCAGTTTCGCTTGGCTTGTCGTTGACAAAGTTTGCAGGAGCTTCTTTAGCACCGTTACCTGCAGGAAGAGTACCATCTTTGCTCGCTTTACCTGAAGCAGCCTTACCCACGGTTGAAGTCAACCCACCTTCTGCGTTGCCAGTACCACTAAGGTCTTGCATCTCAGGATTGGCGTTTGAATCACCTTGAGTAGGGTTGCTATCGTCACGAGCAGTGAGCTTGTCTTTAGGGCGGTTTGCTGCACCTTCCATAAGCTCTCTGATTTTAGACTCTACACCCATTGTTTTATCTCCTTTCGGTTAGATTTATAACTTGTCTTGTATATTTATACAAATCAAATATTAGATAACTTATTTAAAAACTCGTTGAAAGCTCTCATCTTAGCTTCTGCCAAATCTTTACTGTTAGCTTTCTTAATAAATTTTTGTGTTTCTTCGATCTCTCGCTCCTGCCAGACACCTTTCACAAAAACCCATTCTCTATTTTCCATAATACCCTGTACATAAGCATCAGGGGCTGATGGATCTGCTACGATGTCAGCAGCAGTGGCAAGCATAAAATCATCTTGTACTTCATTTATACCTTTGCCATTTTCTTTAAGTGAACCGAGACCGCGTGATGATACACCTAGGCCGGCACCCTCTTTAATCAAACTTGAGGCAATATTACCCATAGGGGTGTCAAGTATTTTAGCCTTTCCAATCCAGTTGTCACCGTCTTCTTTAAGAGAGGTAATCATATGTGAAACACGGTCTAAGTTAATATTAGGCCCGTCTGGGTGTCCAAGTTCTCCATATGCTCTTTTAGTGTTGACTTGTTCTTTCATATAACGATCTACTTCTTTCGCCATAATCTCTCTGGGATAGACACGACCGTTTCTGTTTTGTAAATTAGACTGTAGAAAGACACCTTCAATATAAAGACTTTTCTTACCTGTCTCAGCGTTTTCTTCTACAATAAACTGTAGATCTTCATTTAATTCTTTTATTAGTCTCATTAGCCTAAGTCTCCGTTAGCGCCTTGATGTTGCTGTGAACCGTAACCTGCAACCTTAGCACATTCAACAATAACAGTACCACCAGCACCAGCATTGTCAATTACTATATCAATGTCCTGATCGTTTTCGTCATTGTCAGAAAACCCGTAGAACTCCATTTCACCTGTGCCGGACAGTTCGTATAATACTTTTCCGTTTCTTTCTACTTGTGCTGCCGTTCCGCTAGCAAGTGTCCACTGTAATCCTTTGATATTAACAGCTGGACTACTTTGTGTTTCAGTGGACTTTTTGAGTGTGGTTTCTAGAGCTATGGTACCTGTAGCATTGACGCCTCTGACGGCCACAACGCCCTGGACCTGAGTCAGTTTTAATACATCTACTGTGACCGCCATCTATATCTCCGTTACTTTTTCTTTTTATGATTCATGTGAGATTCTTGGGCAAGTACCTGAACGCCTTCTTCTGAAATCTCAACTTGTTCGATGCCATGCTCAAACATAACCTTGTACCAAGCAACATTGCCTTCGTCATCTGGAATGGCATGTTCACCTAAAATAGGAGTGCCTTCACCGAAACCTTCTTTAAAGATTTTGGTTGCACACATATGTTTGTCGCCTTCTAATGAGCCTTTTTCGACTCCATCCATTGGCGCTTCTTGGATATCTACCTCAACGCCTTCTCTGAATTGTTTAAACGTCTTCATTATCGTCTCCCGTTTCAACTGTTTCAGGCTCGGCGGCAGGGTCTACCTCAAGAATATGTTCTTCTCCATCTGCCAAACCCATCGCTTCTAAATCTGGATTCTTAAATATGCTTTTAGCAAGCTCTGTTTTATAGTCATTAAGAGCTTCGCCCGCTCTTGCTTGCATTATGTTATTAAATTTGTCTTGGACATCATTCGGTTTACCCTGAGCCATAGACTGCATCATATCTCTAAGTGCTTCTTGTCTATCCATTATTCTTCTCCTGTATCTTCTTCACCAGCAGTCTGTTGCTGCATTGCCATTTCATGTTCTTGATCCTGTGTCATAAAAGGTTCTTCCATCTGCAATTGCATATTGATTTCTTCTAACTGTTCATCTGTAAGCATAAGTATTTCTTTCTGTACATACTCTTTACTAAACAGTGAACCAATATAAGAAGAAGCCCCCTGTAACACTTCAAATCTACTTCTCAGGATCTCTTGATTCTTCGATTCAGTATAGTAAGCATCTTGTGCAAATTTATATTGAACCACATCTTTAATATCTTTCCAATCTTCTTCAGTCATTATATTTTTCAAAACTAACTGTGTTTTAAGAAGATCATCAAACATTATAGAAAATTTCTTTCTTAACTTAGAAACAAACTTAGTAAATTTAAGTTCATCTCTGTTAATCTCAGCTGCTCGTCCAAAGTTTAAGCCAGCTTGTTGTTCTAATCTTGATACAGGAACATTCAATGACTGATATAACTTCTTCTGAAAGTATTCTATGTCCTCTATCTGTCCTAAGTTCTGTCCTGCTGGCAGTGTGTCAATTTGTGTACCCTGACTGCCTTCTCTACGTGGAAGCCAAAAGTCTTCTAACATAGACATAAACTTTTTATCGTCCCTAACTTCACCTGTGTCAGCATCATATACCAATTTGTTACGATACCTATCCATAACATCTTTTAGGTACTGTTCAGCGCGGCCACTTGGTAAGTTACCAACGTCAACATAAAATATTCTGCGTTCAGGAGCTCGTGTTATACGATAAATTACCGCTGCGTTCTCCATCATTCTAAGTTGATTAGCAGGCCTGATTGCTTTATGTAGATAAGACACTGGAATGTTTTTGTCTTGATCTACTAACCCACTTGGACAATAAACAATTGCATCTTTTGTAATTTTTAGTGCATTGTCTGTGTCAGCAGCTCTATATTGTCCGGGCTTATTTGCTATACCCTTTTCATTAAATAAGAAAAATTCTTCTGTACTTTTAATGAAAGAAACACCCTGTGGATTTTTTTCTTTCTTAACTTCTTTGACCTTTGTAATTTTACGTGGGTCAATGTAACGTATATCTTTTATACCTTCTTGTGGCTTTTCAGTATCAATTACCTTGTGAAAGTACATTCTACCGTCGATATACCAACGCCTAAAGTAATCCTGTGCCCTATCATTAAATTGTAACATGGATATAATGTTATCAAATTCGTCAAATATTTTCTTTTTTATCGGGCCCGAAAGTCCTGTGCTGTCTAAATCCAACTTTACTGGAAACTCATCATCAAGATTAGCAATAGCGTCATTCACAATATCTTCAATGGCGGCATCGACATCGGCCATCATAGCAATGTCTCTGTACCTTTTGATTAACTGGGCTTCAGTGTTAGCAACGCCTTCAATATCTAAGTAAGTGCCATAATAGCCACCTGCTCGTATACTTTCAACACCGCCATCATCCGTGGGCGCCACAAAGGATTTCTCACTTTGTGGCGGTTTACCCCGAGTTATTTCAAACCCAAATATCTGCATAATTTATAGTCCTAACGATTATACGTTATCGTAATGTTGATACTGGAATGTTACAGTATATTCTTCCAGTATATCATTTTGCGCATATGCTAATGCAATTTCACTCATCTGTATTGGGAAAGCATTGCGTAGTGTGTAAGTACCACCTGGCAATACCTCATCATTTCTATCTAAATGCTGTATAACAACATCCGCCTGATAATCTGCAGGTGTCAAAATACCTGAGTTACCACCTTTGCTATTCATACCTTCCATCCAAGCCTCAAAAGGTTGACGCAAGGACTGCGCTGTATCATTAACAATAGTAACTGTCCAAGGATCAAAAATTCTTTCACCAGCTAACTTAACCTCACGACCTCTGTACTGAATAATCGCTGGATTAACAGTAGAAGCCGGAACAGCCGCTCCAGTAACCAACAAACTGTACGAGGTATCGACACCAGTTACGTAACTAGGAAAGCCTAAAAGGACTCTAAACTGATTGGGACGAGCGCCCCCAGCTCCAAGCCTTGCTTTAAACTCTGTAATATTCATCTATGTCTCCTGTTTTAATTTTATTTATAACTGTTAGCCGCCGACCTCTTCAAACGCTATACCTGTACGAGTAGCAATGAAGTTCAGCTGGATAAAGTTAATAGATCTTGCAGGTTGAATGAATATGTCCGCTACAAAAGAGTTTGTATCTATAACCTGGCCTGTGTTATTTGTTTCATCACACACGACCTTAAAGTTATAAATCCCCCTACGTCCTTGAACATCACGCAAGAAAGGCTCTACCAAGTTTTTAAATTGTGAGCGTGTAAATGCGTCATTGAATTCAAACAACTGAAATTTAGCTGCCGTAGCAATTGCTTTTTCAAGCGTAATAAACAGTCTGCGAACATTGATACGATCAAATGCACTGGGCTTCTCAAGCATAGTCTTGTCACCAAACAATACAATACCTGAACCAGGGAAACCTACGATTGGGTTAATGCCATTTTTATAAAGAGTATCTCTTTCAGATTTCTTAGGAGACCAAGCCATCTTAACAGCATTTTTAATAGCACCCCTATTGTATCCTGCAGGAGAGAACCAAGGATCTGCTACGTCATCAGTCTTAGCACATAGCCCAGCAACGTCACCGTTACAAGGAACATATACATAAGAATCTGCATAACGGTTGTACATATATT